ATAAAGGAGAGGAAAAAAGGAGAAGCTCGCAATAATGTCAGTTGGATTATTGGCGGTTGCGACCGTATAGAGGGTTGGGCTCCAATTCTTGTTTCGCACAAAGAATCTAAATCGAGATGTATCCTGCGAAGAATAAGATTTCTTAAGATTCTTGCAGGAGGTTATGCGGTTAAATGTCGGGGCACTATCGTATGTCGGAACCAGTTCAGGATAGAAGGACCCCGTAAAGAACTCAACCCCACCAGAATGCCATATATCATGGATCGCTAGGAGCGGCGTAGCTGCCGGTGTAAGGGCAAGATCAACCGAATACAACCCAGCGCTCGTATAACTCGCTGTAGCGTTCAGATCGTCGGCTGAGGCGACGTCACCGCCTGCTGGGAGTGCCAACTTTGATCCAGTTGGGGAGCCGTCCGAGCTGGAGTAAAATGATACCAGTAGGTTGCCCTCTCCGACGTCCGGGATATTGACTAATCTTCCACGAATGTAGTTATAGAAAACAAGAGTGTTTAGGTTGTCAGCTGCGGGGGCCAAAGAACTGGAGTAATAGACGTTTTCTCTGTCGTCCATTGTTCTGCCGTCCCAGCGTGCTTCAAGCACCGGACGTTTGAAAAAATATTCTGTCGATCGTGCGAAGAACTTCTTTGTATAGTAAGACTGTGTGGCGCCGGAGACGTTCTGGATTATAGAGCCGGAATCCGAGCCCAGAGAACTAGAGAAGTATGCTTCCTGACTGGCAGTGAGATGAATACCGAAACCATAATTGCTGGCGAAGGCTGGATCTGTTCCTGCTATCCATTTTTCGACGGTGTCGCTAACGTCTAAACTAATATTTTCATACCCCAGAGGGAAGGGGACGTTATAGTTAGAACCTGTTCTATAGTCACCACCGATGTTTGTCCAGGCTGTGCCGGTGCTGCGATCTCCCCAGTTGGCTTGACCTAGATCCTGATAGTTATCCATATCAAGACCGGCGCCTTCGGACCATGCGGCGGATACTGGCGCCACAACCAAGTTAAAGTTCTGTGGTAGTGTCCATGGTGTTTCTGCGTTAAACATTTTAAGATAGAAGGAGACACTGCCAGAAGCAGGTATTGTACCAGCTGTTCGATTAGCTGAGATTATGTCAATAGGAAACTGAATTAAAATTCGAGAAAGTTCCTGCGCTTGTCCGTTGGATCCCGATTCCTGTCCATATATAGAGAAGACCTCTAGGGAGTCGGCATACCCCATATTGGATCCGGTGCCGCGGGTAACAAGACCGGCTTCGAAGGCGTTTGTGATTGTGGTATCGGCGCTTGCCGTATATCTGAAAATTGCCATTATCTTACGGACCCCTTGATATCAACATTCGGAAATTTAAGCTCAAAGACAACATTGTTGAGAGCTTCCACCCTCTGTGCATTCGATGAGAGATTCTGTTTGAAACTATAACTAGCATCAGAATACGAGCCTCCTGCTATATTAGAAAGCTCTATATCCAAAACGTCCACCACCCCCTCAACTTTCTGAAGGACTTTATAGAAATCAAGAATCTGTATGGACTCGCCAATATCATATTGATTTTTCGCGACGTAGTCACGTAGGGCTCTATTAGATCGGTTCAGAGCTGTAAATCGGTTAGTATTCATATCAACAACAATGACAAACGTTATTGCAAAGTTGACTATTTGAGCATCCAGAATGTCAACAGTATCGTTAACCATTCTATACTGCCCTATCCAGTTTCTTAAGTTATTTTTAAGAGTTGCGTTGGCTGCAATTAATTTGCCGCTGGTGTTTTCTGAGATCACATAGAGATTTAGGTTTCTCTTGAACTCGCTAAAGTCTCGGACCACTGCAGCCCTTTTGACGGCTCCGAATTTTGCCGGCATCGCGTACGCTACCGACTGGTAGTCCTGCATTGTCACAGCGCGGTTCTGGGTGGCATAATGACCCATTACCCGTTGCTTTATCTCGTCTGACGATGGAAGAGAGACGTCGCCGACAAAGCTCTCTTCATTAATGACTTCTAGTGTAGAAGCAACCGTATCTCTAATTCCCTGTGAGAGGGAGCCTTGAGATGTGAATCTTACTATCGACCGATCTATATTAACGATGGTGTTGACAGCGGCATTAACATCTCTTGTCGTATTGACTCGATATCCAATTCTTAATGTTGTGCTCGACGGCGCGATTCCAAATTTATCAGTACTTATCAACTTTGTTGGATCAAATTCCAAATCGGTTATATAAGTTCGTCCGTTGAGGTCGAGAACCAAGTTGGTAGGGTCGGCAATTGAATTTGTGAGCAGCTCCGAATCCGAACCGTATCCAAATTGTAAGTAGGTGCGGTTCCTAGAGCGGTCGACAGTGAATCTTCGAGCGACCGGCACTGCCTTGAGAATATTGCGGACTGTATTATTGGTACCGGTATCAGTATTTCGGATTGCTTTATAAACAATATTCTGTGATAGGTTATCGACTTCAACATATTCATGTCCTTCGGAGTCTATAACAGAAAGTACTTCGGCCACGTTGGTCGGACCCAGATCGACCTTGAGGAAGCGCTGGAAGTCTCCTATCTGCACCTCCTTAAATGCGCTGCGTCCGGAGACGGCGCGACCTTGGGCTCGAATAACAAAGTTTGTTGGTGTGCCAGTGTCTATGTCAGCGGTGCCAACGACGATCTGGTTGGATGGACGAGCAAAGTCGATATCTTCTATGAGAGTATAGAGTCCGCCGCCCGTAGAGGAAAACGTTGATCCGGCTCTCAAGACGGGTGCATAGTCAGTGTTGGGACCTGGGGAGGCTGCGGTACCGGGTCCGCCTTGGGCTGGGACTTGTATATAGAAGGTTAGGAGCCCATAGGAGCTGGGACTTGTGTCGAGTTTAAATCCAAATTGTTTCGCCAGTCGTATTACGTTGTCATATTCAATGGCGGTGTTTAAAAAGCTTTCGTTTGCCTGGTAGTCTATATAGAAAGATAGAATATCACCGATGTATGCCACTGTATCAAGCATCAACGACCCAAAAGATGTCTTATTAAAATCTTTGTATGTGTCAGCATAATACCTCTTGGCGTAATTCTCCAGATCATCGCGTATTGATTCGAAGTCTCGGGAAGTATATTTAATCGTTTGTGGTTTTTTGGGCATCTTATTATCTCATTAAATAGGCTGATTCACTTGCACGCTTAGTGCCACGCTGGCTTGTATCGGAACAATTGTGAAAAAGATATTCACTGTTAAATCACTTGGGAAGAGGTCTGGGTTATTTTCGGGAACAGAAAACCTTATCTCATCTATCGTGATATATTGTAAATAGCGCTGGACTTGACTTCTGATAGCAGTGGATATATTACTATATGTATTCTGTGCATTCATTTCAAACGCAAAGTTTCTCAACCCGACACCGAAGTTCGGATCCATCATTCTTTCTCCGGGTGCTGTGAGAACAAGCATTTTAAGATTTTGCTTGGCTAATTCTTTGAACGTGGTATTTAACCCATATGGACCAAAAACGTCGCTAGTCACCAGTGGGAGTGCTACTGATAGTCCTGAACTCATGTATTATCTTCTCCTTCGTCATCCTCACAACCGGTCTCTCTAGGTGGAACATCGAGATTCTCAGTTTGATTAAGGGCATTTTTAATTAGTTCCAATAACAAATAAAGTAACCCTAGAGGTAAAGGTGGTGCCATCACCATTCCACTCACGGTCCCTGTAAAATCAATGCCGCCCTTTAAGGTAGCCGTGGGGAAGAAGTTGATGGGGGGGGGATCTAAGCCGTCTTCGCCCATGGCTTCTTCGATCCCCATATCGCCCAGAGTGAAGCCAGCCTCCATCATACAAACAATAAGTCCCATGAGTCCTTCGCCTGTAACCTTAATCTGTGAATCTGGATTTTGTTCTTTGATAATGTCGTTGATGCTATCGGCTGGACCGCCGTCAAGGATTTTGGCGCCTTGAGCGAAAGCAATCATTGAACCGGTTTTAATCATCTTGGTTATAGCAATGTGAGGGTCGATAAGCTCCGCGAGCCCCTTCAA